AACATCAATAAACTTACCCTTTACTGTTAAACCTTTGCTTGCAAATAGATTTCCTCTCTTTACTCTTTTGTTTCTTTTGCTTGAGTTTTGCCAAATGATAAATTCATCCTTGTCGTCAAGGGTCAGTGCTTCTTGAAGATCTTGGAATGAAACGCTCATATATTAATTTACATTAAAAGACTCGTTGACTTTTGTCACATCAAGAAGCGGCGGCCCATAAGACCCAACCATCCCAATATCTGCGCTTGCCCCGTTCTTAACTTCAACACTCCAATTAGTTTCTACTAAAACCCTATCTCCAATCCTCGCGCCAAGATTATAAGACTCAAGTGTTAAGTTCTGCAATGATAATCCAAACTTCTTTACATCTTGGAGGTTAAAGAATTCGATCAACATGGACTTCTGAGTTCCTCCTTCGCTATGAAAAACCTTACTCAAATTTTCAGCCTGAAAGTCATCAATTAAAGCTGATAATGCAAGAGTTGCAACTGTTGGTCTTTGGATTTTTCTAATATATGGATGGTTATTACCAAATCCATAAAGAGCTTTTCTTTCAAACTGCACGGAGAACTGCATGCTTTGAAAGTTATTAGCAATTGCATCAAAAAATCCAAAAGTAATTGGAGACGTTCCTCCTCCAGACTGAAAATTCGGCGTAATCTTGCATTTGCTATAAGGACAACCGCCATCAAATATTTCTTTAGCTTTTGGCAGATAACTTTCTGTTCTAGAATTATTGACAAAGTTTAATGCAAAATTTTTATTAGCATCCTGAGCGTTTTGGCCGCTAACAAGAGTATTTACTGATGGTAAGTACTTTGAAGTCGCGTAATCTTGCACATTAGCATTTGCCCCCACAAAAGAACAGGAAACAGTCGCCAGCTGATTAACCGCCACACTGATCTCGTAGTTAGTGATATAGGCATTACCAACCGCGAGGATATTACTATTAACGATTCCAGTCTGCAAATTCTGATCAATACCGTCATTTTGCGCAATACTGATATAAAAATTACGGTCGCCAGTAGACGAAAGAATAGAGTCAAATGGATTACCAGTCACACCTGTCGGAATATCTAGTCCAATATACTTATCGTTCCAACCATCATTTAAATAATATTCAATATTTAAATTAACATCTGGCGCAAGCTGAGTTTGCCTTGTTGCAAAAGAATCTGACCCGATTTGCTTCAGCGGAGTTCTTTCAATATTGAAAGAGAAGTCGTAGCTTTGAATGAAATCAAGCCGACTGATTCCGCTGCCAGTGTTCGTCGCCTCCTCAAAAGCACCAGAAGATCCGACAAACATCATTTGCATCTCATATGAAATTGGCCTACCCATTAATAAGTCCTCCTTATGCCGACAGGATCTTCGACTAGTGTTACCGAAATATCGTTAACGTTTTTATAAACAAAAGTATGCTTCCATTCAGGCGCAAAGAAATACTTATTCTTATTATAGATATTCGGAATCTTATACTGGAATTTTCTGTATCCCTGCCTTCCAGTTAGGAAATGCAAAATCGATCTTGCCTCAAGGTCGCTGATTCCTTTAAACTCCATGCTAAACTGCCTCATAACATTCGCATGAAGTCCAAAGTCGCTCCTCTTTGTGAAAGAGTATGGAAGCTCAGTCTTTAAAACAGAAGTCTCTTTTCCAATTGTTGAGGAGTAAGTTGGCTGGTAAAAAAACTCCTGCGTCCATTTTCCGTTGGTGATTTCGGAGCCGTTGATCGAAGATTGGCTCGTGTGGCCACCAGTACAGTAATAAAAACAGTCATATAAGTTGCCAGTATTCTGCGGGTAAGATGCGTTACCAGTGTGCCTAACAACATCGTACTTAGAATACGCTGTTGATGTAGCCCAGCTTCCCTTGATTCCTGAACCTGTAACAAACATTCCATTCCAATTTAAAAGTGACGAAACTTGGTCGGTGGCCAATTCAACTTGTATTGTATAAAGATCGTTAACAGTGAAATTAGTCTGAATACCGCCGCAAAATAAATTAACTGGCTTGTATATAGAAGCTGGATCAGTAAAGGTAAAATATCCTGTACCACGAAGGTTTTCAAAAAAGCTGGCGATCCTTGTCGCTTCGGCCTCTTTTCTGTTTTCAAAGGGCATTTGCACCGTCATCTGCAAATGATTCAGTCCTCTGGGCATAGTATATAAATAATTATCAACAGTATTATATGAAGTCAAATCTGCTGAAAAATTGACAGAGGTGCCATAAGACGGCTTGAAATCAAACGTTGTTTGAACCGTTCCAGTGACATTATAATCTCTGTCGTATAGGAATGACATTAGATAAATCCTTGATAACTAAGCGTTAACGAAAGCTCGTCGGTTGCGGACGAGTTGATTGTTTCGCTTATTAATTCCATATTCGACATCGAAAAAGTTACTAGAGATCCTATTGTTATATTAATATTCTGTTTGTTGGAGTCAACAATATAATCTAAAGCTCTTTTCGATTCATAATCATCAACCCCAATTGTAAATTGGGCGGTTGCCCTAAATGGGCGCAAGGTCACGACATCCATTGGAGTTGATCCAGTTGGGTGATAAAAAGCTTGCCTTGGACACTCTACTGAATAAGTAAAAGCCTCAATTCTATTTGTGCCTGTGCCATCGCATCGAATAGCGATGTCTCTTGGACGCACAACCGATAAGGCTCCAGTCTGCGAAGCTCCAGAGCCCGCAACCCCAGTCCCAACATTGCCAAAAATAGTAAAATCGGCGCTTAAAGAAGGAAAGTTCCCAACCGCACAGGAAACTGAATAATTATTTAGATATGCCCGATTAAAAGTAAAATTTTTATTATTATAAAATAAGCCTCCGCTAATCTGCCCCGCTCCTGTAAAATTTAAAAAGAAATCTGCTGGCGAAAGATATTTTTGAACACTCAGATTCGATTGCGGCGCATTATTCGTGAATGTAGTAAATTTATTAGCTCCGATAACATTGATGTGCTCAATTGGTAAAGAATAGCCGAAATTAACATCGTTGACGCCAAATATTTTAACGCCGCTGATATAAAGACTGTTTTCATAATTTGATACGGAGGATTTCATCCTTTAGTTTCGCGGTCTTAGTGATCCACCTAGCCTCTTTTCTTCGTTGATTGTTTGGATAACGACTTGTTTGATCTGCTCGCTCATCTTCTTATAATCAACGCCGCCTTGCTTGGTGTCACCCTGAGTCTGGGTATCTGATGTTCCGCTAGTAACGTTGATATTGATGCTAACGTTAGTTGCACCTGTGGCCTTTGAGTCGGAAGATGAAGCGGCTTTCTCAGCAAAGCTTGGCTCTGCGGTTGAAACATTGCCGCCGTCTGCAAATCTTGGGGCGCGGCCTTGATTAATAGAATCGAAGAACTGCCTGCCATATTTCTTGGTGGCTTGGCGATTCATTACATATTCGCCACCCATAAGGAGGGCTGGGATATCGTCTGTTGGGCCACCAGTATTATAGCGCTTGACTATCCCGCCGTAAGCACGACCAGGAGCGCGAGGCGCTGAGAATATACTAGATCCCATAAGAACTGGAGACTGCATTTGCGGCTGGAACATCGAAAGCACACTTCCATAATTTGGAGTCTGGATTCTTGCTGGAGACATAAAGTCTCCAAAAGATGTACTTGGAGTTCTTATACTCGGAGTTGTTATTGGCGCGGACAGCATGCTTGGAGTTGGAAGCGCAACTTGCCCAATATTAGAAGATGCCTTTGCAGCATCGAATCCTAAATTTGGAATTGCCGCAGGAGTTTTTGTAGTAAACATCGAACCCAACTTTCCAACGCCAAAACTTAAAGCAGCAGAAGCTACTGTTCCGATTAGCTGCTTTTGAAACGCCTTTCTTTCCGCAGTTCTGTAGGCTTCTCTTTCCGCCATTATGTTCATCGCCTGCTCTTGGGCACTACGAATCTCTTGATTAATAGTATCGTCTTCGTTCATCAGCGCATACGCAGAAAGTCTTGAACTTTGATCTTCAAGGCTGGCAAAAGCAGTTGTTGCGCCGCCAGCTAATACATCAGTTGCTCCGCTTGTTGTAGTTTGCTTGGCAAAAGCAGTTAAATCTTTATATCCAGAAATTTGCCCCTGCCCGCGAACACCGGGCAAGAAGATACCACCATCGGCAAATTTAGGAGCCTCGCCCGAATTCAGTTTTTGAAGGTTAGACGCACCGTATTTATTTACAGAAGACTTACGGATGACATATTCGCCTTCGCTTAACATTGCTGGAACATCATCTTTGTAGCCACTGCCCCCTGTTACAAGACCACCTGAAGCATAACCTTTTACATAGCCACCTTCTTTCATACCAGGAACAGCATTTGGAAGAATTGAAGAAACAATTTGCCTTGAAGCGCTTTGCAAAAATGCGCTTTGAAGATTTTTAAGGAAGGTCAATGCAACATTTCTTAATGCGCCCCCAAGATCGTCTGCTTGATTCAGAGCCGCTTGCATAGCTTCGGCCATACCATCTGCAAAAAGCTTTGGTGTTGATTTACCAATAATATCTTGGAATGTCTGAGCTTCGTCCAGAAGAGCCGATTTTTGTATGGACAGCCCCTGTCTTATGCTTAAGTTTCTACCCTTAGAGATATCATAAAGTTCTGATGCGCTGATGTCTTCAGCCTTTCTTCCGGCTCTTCTCTGCTCCGCTACCTTGGCAAAAGCTTGAGCCTCCAGTTCTCCACCTATCCCCAGATTTGAAAGCGCTAATCCCCTTGATATTGTAGAAGTAGTTTCTCCAAGAATATTTGTGCGCGTTCTTAAAGCTTCATTTCCTACTTCTATATCGTCGATGTTATTAAATTTAGCTTGAGCCTCTCTCAAAGAATTTATCAAATTCAAAGCCTCCAGAGTCATTTCTCCGGTTACTTTTTCATTTACTTTTGCCGCATCTATCTGCCCAATTAAAGCTTGAGCATATTCAATTTTTCTCTTTGTCGAATCAATATCAGCCTGATAACTCTGACCAATCATTCGAATTGCGATCTGATTCTCTTCTTCAGCTTTTCTTTCTGACTCAACAAGTTTTGCTCTGGCTAACCTGAGACCAATAACCACTGCATTTAATTGATTGGTATTTTCAGCCGCTCGATTTTGCGCCTCAGTCAGTTCAGCTTGTCTCCTAATCGCATTAAGATCAGTATCATATTTTTCTGATGCAGTTTCAATTGCGGCCTGATTTTGAATTTCAGCCTGTCTTTCTGATTGATTTAGTTTCGCTAAAGTAGATTCTCTTAAGGCGCTTATGTCAGCAAGTCTTTCAACTATATTGTAATAATTATTTTCTGCGTTTATCAAACCAGTTTCTCTGACAAGAGCCGCTCTGTTGGCTCCTATTTTTTTTCCAATTATTTGAACAGAAGCCAATGTCTCTTCTTCAGCTTTTTTTTCCGATTGTATTAATTTAGCTAAAGTTGATTTTCTCAAGGAAGTTACATTAGCCAAATCAATATTTCCTTCATTAATGGCATTTTCAGATTCTATAACTAGGCTTTCAGCATCCAGAATGTCTCTTTGAGCCTTGAGTCTCGGTCCAGCATTACGGGCATCTCTTCCCAACTGATCTATTCTTTCAGAAGTGGCTCTATTAAGCTCCATTGCATCCTTGCGCACTCTAGCCTCTATTGGAACTCTTTTTCTAAGCTCTTCCTCCAAATTAATTCTTAATGCAAGCAAGCCCACTTCACTTGCATAATTTTCCTCGGCTAAATCAATGCTAATTTTATTTTGCAGTGCTGCTTTTGATAACGAATTTGAAAGTTTTGCACGCTCGCCTCCAAGGATCTCTTCGTACTTTGCTGCGCCTGAAAAAGTTTGATTTAATTTTCCAACTAAAACAGGAGTTCCAGAAATTATAGCATTTAATAAATTTGTTTCATTTATTAAAAGCTGGGTTGAAGATTGAAAATCTTTTTGAGCTTGATCTATATCTCTTACTCTGTTAACTGCATTATTTCTTGCTCTAGCTTCATTGTTCGCAGCTTCATTTAAATTTTTATAAACATCCTGCTGAGTTGCAGAAGAAAGCTGCGCTATATTGGTGCCAGCTATAGGCTTTCCATCCTGTCCAACGCGAGCCGTAGCAGCTTGAAAAGCCTTTCCAAATGCTTCTGACCCAACTCCTCCTGTTTTAAAAGCCTCTAATAAGCCTTGCAGTTTTCCAGTGTCTGCCTCTCCAAATATATTTCCCAACCCTTGGTCTTGCAATCCAGCCAAAGAAGATCTTAAATTATTTGCATTTTCGCTTATCGCCTTAGCTTCTTCTGCTCTAATTTTCCGTCTTTCTTGAGAAGCTTGTAATTCTGAAAATTTTGTTTCGAGTAAAATTGTTTTAGATCTTTCTAAAGCAGTGTTTTCGCTATTAATACTTCTTATCCTGTTGGCATAAACATTATTAATTTCTAGTTCTTTTTTTACAATACTATTTAAAATATCAAATTTTATTTTCAACAATTCATTTTCAGCTTTTACAGTTTTAACTGTACGATCTTCTGTTTGCGGTTTTCTTGCGTCGGCCAAACGTTTTTCAGTTACTTTTTCTCTTGCACTTTGTATCGTAGCACCAATATCGATACCAGTTTCTGTACTTACAAAACCTAAACCAGGGGCTCCACCCCTGACAGGTAGAGCTTTTTGTGAAGTTCTTATAATTTTTTGCAACTCTGCTTGTTGCACAATCCCGTCTTTACTTATAAGGTCTAAAGTATTTGCTATTGCATAAAGCTGCTGTAATGTTTCCGTGCCAGCCCCTAAGCCTTGTTTACTTAAAGATTCCTGAATTTGCTGTGTCGCGCTTTTTTTCTTTTCTTCTGCTTTTTTAATTTTATCCTGCTCTTCAAAAATAGCCAAAAATTCTTCTGGACTTATCTTTCTTCCTGTTTTTTCTGCTTCTTTAGCAAGTTTGGAAAGCGCTTCCGCTGCTCTTTGCGCTGGATCTTTAAAGTCTTCGTAAAGTCTTGATAAAAGCGGGAAAGCGGATGCTAAAGCAGTGGCAGCGGCAGCTAATATCCTAAACTGAGGAGAAAGACTTGTTCCTATGGCGACAAAGGTCGCAAGTCCCGATCCAATCGCAGAAATACCTTCCAATGCATTAGCAGCAGCGCTTCCTTGCTCAGTTGCAGATTGAATCGCGGAAGTTAAACCAACTACTGCCGTTTGTAAAACAAGAAATTTACCAATATCTAGACCTTTTCCTCGGCCTGCTACGTCTCCACCTGTTGCGCCTCCACCTGTTGTCGGCGCAGTCTTTTGAGCCTGAATAGCTTTTGCTTTTTGTTGTACAGCATCCGAATATTTTTTAGTAGCATCACCAGCATTTTCTGTTTTGTTTTTTAAGTCTTTAAGTGCTTTGGTTTTTAAGTCATTAAAAGCTCTTGTTAAAGACTCTAGTTCAGTATTAAACTGATCAGACTCTATAGTTGAATTTTTTAATTTTGCAAGAAGCTCTGTTGTTGCTGTTTGAATTCCGCTTAAATCTACCTTGTTAGAGCCCATACCAAAAACGCCCCCAACATTAATACTAGTATCTTCATCTGCAAAATTCGGTACAAAGCCTCTACTCGCCATAGCGGCGCGCATGCCTCTTTCTCTAAAATCATTTGGAATCTTACCATTTGGCTCGTCTCTAGTATTGATGACGGCAAGACCATTTGGGTTCTTGGGGTTCTTTAGTCTACCGTCCTGCGTCACGCGCACGCGCGCGGCAGGCACGCCCGCACCCATCTCTCTACTAATAGCTTCTTTCAGCGGCTCATTTTCGGCAAAGTTTGGAATATATCCTCGCGCCGCAGATCCGAAATCAACCAAAGATCTGATAGAATCTCTGCCACCTTGTTTTTGCGCTATTTCCGACAATTTTTTCGCAACTATTGGATCTAAACGTTTTACGTAGCCTAAATCCCCCATCTCCAAAGCATCTAAAT